CGTATGGTTACGACTTACAATGTTATATGTACTTAAGATTGTTTAATAAGAAAGATTTTAAGTTTTTAGTGATAGACAAAGCAAGTACAGACATAGGTATTTACGGTGTTAGTGAAGAGTTTATAGAACGTGGAAAGGAGAAGTTTTTTAGAGCAGTAGAGAATTATAAGTATTTTTTTGAAGAACCTAACGACCTAGACCAGTACGTTTTACGAGGTATTTTATAAAATAATTAAATAAAGTTTGTTTATAATTAAAAAAGTTTTTGTACATTTACATTATTATTAACAAAAACAAACAATATGAAACTATTTACAAAAACAGAAATTAAACAAGGAGTAAGAAATTTATTTCCATATGCTAAATTTTACGTTACAAAAAAAGGTAACTTAACAATGTCTTTTGAGGGCGAGTTTGTTAATCACGAATGGAAAAAAGGAACTTTTATAAATAAATAAAAAACAAACAAGGGGGACTAACAACCCCCCTTTTAAACAAACAATATGAAAACAATTACATTTTACAAAGACAACAAAATTGATGGTAAATACGAAATGCCTGTAAATCTAATTATTAAAGAATATCTCAAAACGGAAAAAAGTAAATGGGATATGCCTTTTGACCGTAAAATCTTAAACTTTATGGCTGAAAATTATGGTTATTTTGATATTCTTTCTGATAAAGAATGGGATACTATCTACAGAGAAAAACAAAAACAAACAATATGAACTACACAGATTTTATTTACTCACAGTACACAATGGAAGAACTACTTCACATTGTAGCAAGAAACAAATATCAAGGAAAATACCTTGACTCTCACGCAGAACGTTGTAGATTAGAAATAATTAAAAGACAACACGAACAGAAAGAAATAATAAACCTTTAATATAATATGTCTTATACTCACAAAGGCTTAAATATTAAAATTAACAAACAAATGAAACAATACACAGAACTACTAATAAACAAACCAAAACTATTAAAAGACATTATAGGGCAAACACTATCTATTGACATAGGCTTAAAGACAAGACAACAACCAGTAGTAGAAGCTAGGTTTATATACTTTTACATACTAAGAGAAAAGGAGGGTTTAACTTTACAAAATATAGGTAACACTTTAGAATTAAATCACGCAACCGTGTTGCACGGATTTAAGAAGGCTGCTTTTTGGATAGAGCAAGATTACGACTTTGCACAAAAATACATTACTTGTTTAAGCAACTACTATAAAGAAGTATATGATATAAATAAAGACGAAGAAATAATAGAACTAAAAAGAAAGCTAAACGCTAAAAGAACGGTACAGGTTGAACAAGTTTACAAACAAACTAAAAGACCAATGAAAAGAATAAACGAAGTCTATAACAAGTTACACATACTAATAGACAAAACACCTGAAGAAAAAGCAGAAGATTTATTAACCAGAGTTCAAGCAATATATAATATGATGCAAATGGACTTAAAAAGAAAAAGA